TGTCAAGCAAATTAAGTAACCAATTTCCGACACTTAAGTCGAAAATAATGGATGAGAGGGTCTGGTCAGAAATGACCAGTGTGCCTCTTTGGTACAACCCGACCAAACCAGGTCGGATTGTCCCAGATGCTCTCCTACCATACATGGAAGGAAGGCATTTCTTGTCGACAAAACAGGTGCCATCGGCACTTATCTTGTCACGGGCCGGTTCGCAGACAGTGTCTAGGAACCAGTCACACTTGCTCAATAAAGGTTTCTCTATTGAGCAAATTGACTGGGACGACCAGGGAAACTCCCGGGTCATCTCAGGAATGGATATGATGATGAAACCACCATCATATTCAGCATCTCTGTCCTCTTTCTTAAGAGAGGCAGGGAATACAATGGAATTAGTGTCGAATAACACTAACCTCATTGACGAAGAATTTGAGAATTCAGGCTCAGAGACTTCGGACGAAGAAGCAGTTCTCGAAGAGAGCGACTCGACGCTGGTGCGGAGGAGAAAGAAGCTCTCCTCGCGCATTAAATACGAAGACCCCTGGAAAATCCATGCGGCCATCGCATTGGCAGCTGCAAGGTCCGAAAACGGGCCTACAACTGTCGTGTGGTCTGGAGACGGAATCCGTCTTCAAGACCCCCTCCCACCTAGACTATTTGGTAAAAAGTGGGATGGATCTAAGCGGAACAAACAAAGGTTCTGCAAGATCTCGAATAATGATGTGAAACTTCATATCATTTATCGCCACACTCACTGGGGTAGAAGACTACAACAGGAGTGTAGTGACCCAGAGTCTAAAATTAGACACTGGGCACACACACTGAAGACCCGTATTAACAGGTTTTTAAGTGGTGGGCCTGACCCCATCTGGACATCAGATGAGAAACAGGCTCTCTCGCAGAACGGGGTATGGACTCCCCGTGACCGCGGGTCTCGGTCTTTAAGGCTCATTGAGTGCCTTAAGACCGTTGACGGGATTTTCTTGCAAAGATACCTAGCAAATCCTGCCGAAGTGTGGACATGGGAAAGATTCGACCTGTTCACACTAGGAAACTTGTCCCTATTACTAGGGGACGAGTTCCTTGATGGTGAATTACCTAAGGAGGCAATCAACATCAAAACTTCCTATTCCATATTAAAATGGAGCAGAAAGTGGTTTAAGCAAGCTTCTCATAGAGATTTGCTCAAACATCAGACCACGCCCCCCCAGGAAGGGCTCGAATGGTCTCGTCTCCACTGGAGGACCTGGAAGGTCCTTCAGGGAGCTGAGGGACACGAACGTCTACTTATAGTAGGCGTCTTGTCTCAGACTAGGGGCTGCGGAACACCGCCACCTCTGGTCGTACTCCAGTCCAAACGGAAATTTTTAGAAACCGTTTCGCTGGAGCCTTCTAAAGAGTCCGTGACATCACGAACACTTAGGAGGATGGCAATAGGTGAGGTAATCAAGACCTTACCAGTTGCCGCTGTCACCGGACTTGCAACTAAGGCAAGAGTCACGGTGACGTCCGCTGCTTGCTGGGAATTAACCAGGAAAGAAGGCGGAACAACAGAACAGATCAAAAGAATGATCTGCGATGTTGGACCGATGTTACAGATTCCTGTAAGGGACTTGGACACCGGTAGTGTCACTTCATGGAAATTCCATGATGAATTTGACACTGTTGGAGAACTTATATTCTGGGTCAGTCTTGACCGAGTTCTCCACACACCACCGATCGAGCTACGAAAGGCTTTCTTAACGGTGGTGAAGGAACCTGGTAAGGCGAGAAGCGTTACCAAGGCCCGAGCTTGCTTAAAGATCGTGCTCGATCTCGTAAGTAAGATTTGTTCGGAGCCCCTTGCAAAAGGGATCCGAAGTAGCCAGTCTGGAATGAGCGCCTCAAACCATGGCTGGAACTTTTTCAATTCATTCTCGAATGATATTGAAAGAGAAGATGTTTTCTCTCTACTTCGTAGAGAGGAAACACCATTCGAAGGATATGTCGAAAGGACAGACACCTTCGAAGATCTCTTCGTGTCTTCCACAGACTACGAAGAGGCGACCGACTCCTTGCAACATGATGTTGCGAAGGATCTGGGCGTGCCTTGGATGACCAAATGTGGCGTCCCCAAGGTACTGATGGGGATTGTAGTGGAGACCTGCTACAAGCCCCGTCAGATCTACTTCAAGGCCACTGGCCTTTTATCAGATCTTGGTGATCAAACTGATGAGAAAGACATCAGAGTGATCACCCTTCGTCAAGGAGTCCTCATGGGGGACCCCTTGACGAAACCTGTACTCCACCTCATCAATGTGGGGGACAGGCTGCTGCAAAAGCGGATGTTAGATCCTAGCTTTTACGCCCACCTCAGAAACTCGAATGAGATTTCTGAGGTTCTTACTTCATTCAAGAATAAACTTGACATGAAATAATCTGTTCCTTTGTTGGCATTTTAGAGCCTCAAGGGAGCAACGTATAGCCCCTAACTGGGGAGCATTTACG